AAGTCCTACGATGAGCAGAAGGCTCAGCTGGGCATGGCGACCGGATACACCACTTGGAGCAGCTGATGGACAGATCTACACCGATCACTCTGATCAGCGTGACATGGGCACCGGACGCCTACGGGGTCAAACAGCCGACCGAAACAGAGAAGAAAGTCTATGCGAACGTGAGAAGCGTATCCAGGGCGGAGTTCTTTGACGGCGGTCGGAACGGTCTGAACCCGGAGCTTGAGCTGACGCTGTTTTACGGCGATTACAGCGGCGAAAAGATCGCAGTGGTAAATGGTACACGTTACACGGTTTATCGCACGTATCAGGCACGCAATGACACCGTAGAGCTGTATGTAGAGCGGAGGGAAGGCAATGGCTAAGAGGAAGGTGGGCGCGCTCAACTTCTCGGATGAGTGCCGGCGGCTTCTCAACGAGTACGGCATGGAAGCGCGTGAGACCATCGATGAGCTGGTGCCGAAAGCAGCAGACACAGCCGTCAAGATGCTGAAGAGCAATTCACGGAAGCGGACCGGAGCCTATGCAAGAGACTGGTCTAAAAAACAGGTCCGGGCATGGGGATACGGAACGTCCTACACCGTTTACAACAAAAAGCACTACAGGGTGGCTCATCTTCTTGAGAATGACCACCCGTTTTATAACCAGCACGGAAAGCTGGCGACAAGTTGGAAGGGTGACGGACGGATCGCGGAAGTCGAGGAGTATACCGAGGCTTGGCTGAATGATGAGGTCTATAAGAGGTTTAAATGACATACGAAGAGATCTATCAGGCGCTTGAAAGCACAGGCCTGCCTGTTACCTATGAGTTCTGGGAGAACGGCAGCATTCCGCCGCTTCCCTATATCGTTTTTACTTACCCCGGAAACAATGACTTCATAGCCGATGATGTGAACTATGCGACCATCGTCCGGCTGGAGGTCGGTCTTTACACAAAACGCAAAAGCATCGCGGTCGAGCGGAACGTGGAGCAGGTCCTTAACGAGAAGTTAGGGCCTTTTTTCAAGACAAGCGACTACGTAAGCGCGGACTCGATGCAGGAAACACTTTACACTATGGAGGTGGCTATAAATGCCTAGTAACAACAACAAGGTTCAGTACGGCATTAAAAATGTGTACTACGCAGTAGCAACCGCAGGAACAGGCGGAGCAATCACATACGGCACTCCGGTAGCAATTCCGGGCGCTCGTTCGATCAGCCTGTCCGCTTCCGGTGACAGCACGAAGTGGTATGCGGACGATAATGTCTATTTTGCAACTGACGCAAATAACGGATATGAGGGCGATCTGACCGTTGCCCTGATTCCCGATTCTTTCCGCACGGATGTGCTCGGCGAAGTCCTCGATGCGAAGGGCTTCTATGTAGAGAAGTCCGGCGCAGCGGCTAAAGAGTTCGCTCTGCTGTTTGAGTTCAGCGGCGACCAGCACGCAACCCGTCACTGCATGTACAGATGCACAGCATCCCGTCCGGATGTCGCAGGCAACACTGTCGAGGACACCATTGAACCGCAGGAGCAGACCATCACGATCACAGCGATGCCTCGCCTCACGGATCAGCTGGTAAAAGTGTCCTGCCCGCCTGACGCGGATCCTTATGATGATTGGTTCACCGCTGTCCAGGAACCGACAGCCTAATTAAAACCTGGGAGGTATATATGGAGAAGACCATCAACGTAGGCGGCAGGGATATTCCCTTTAAAGCCACCGCATCAACACCGCGCAGATACAGAGCGCAGACAGGCAAGGACCTGTTAAAAGACCTGTATGCAATCTCAGCCGCGTCCTCTAACGGGGGCGCGGTTGATTTTTCAAAAATCGACACGGACATTCTTATGCAGCTCGCCTATACCATGGCGAAGCAGGCTGATCCGGAGATCCCGAACGACATCAACGAGTGGCTGGATGAGTTCGAGCCGATGGATGTGCTGAACGCCTGCGGTGAGATCCTTATGCTGTGGGGAGCGAGCCAGAAGCCGATCGAAACATCTAAAAAAAAATGAGACAAACAACGCGGCCGTTTACGACCGCGCTCTTTCTCCTGCGGTGCACCGAGATCGGTCTGAGCATGGAAGATCTTGACCACTTGGACATGGGGATGGTGACGGACATGTTTACCGAGAAGGCAAACGATAACGAAACCTATCCTTATATCGCAACGCAGGAAGACATGGATAAATTCTAAAGGAGGAGCACATGGCTGGAAGAATTAGCGGCATAACGCTGGAGATCAACGGCGATACCACGAAACTGCAGGACGCTCTGCGCGGTGTCGACAAATCTCTGAAAGACACGCAGGGGCAACTCCGTGACGTCAACAAACTGCTGAAGATGGACCCCGGCAACACGGAGCTCCTCCGGCAGAAACAGGAACTTCTTGGCGATGCTATCGAGCAGACCAAGGAGAAGCTCGAAAAGGAAAAGGAAGCGCTCAAGCAGTTGGAGGCAGCAGGATCCTCCGATCCGGAAGCCATCAAACAGCAGAACGCTCTGAAGCGTGAGATCGAGGACACTGAGCAGAGTCTGAAGTCTTACGAGAAACAGCTGAAGAGCCTGCCCAGCGCGCTGAGCAAAGTCAGCGAAGTCTCCGGACAGGTATCGGAGAAGACCAAAGGCATATCACTCGCTGCCGGCGCGTTCGGCGCTGCCATGCTCGGCAATGCGTACAAATCAGCGCAGGCAGCCGATGACCTGAACACCCTCAGCAAGCAGACAGGTTTTACAGTCGAGGAACTGCAGAAGATGCAGTATGCTTCCGATCTGGTCGATGTCAGCATGGACACCATGACGGGATCCGTGCAGAAGCTGACCAAGAACATGGCCAGCGGAAGCGATGTCTTCGATACTCTCGGCGTCAGCATCACCAACTCAGACGGCTCCATGCGTTCCGCTGTTGATGTGTGGTATGACTCCCTGCAGGCGCTGTCCCAGATTGGCAACGAGACGGAGCGCGATCAGCTCAGCATGGAACTGTTCGGTAAGTCTGCCATGGATATGGCGGGCATCGTTGACGATGGCGGTGCATCGCTGAAAGCGGCAGGGCAGGAGGCTGAAGATCTCGGTCTTATCCTTGGACAGGACTCCGTGGATGCGGCAAACCGGTTCAACGATTCTATTGACAAGATGAAAGCACAGACATCCGCCGCCTTCATGGAAGCGGGTGCTTCTCTTGCGGAAACGCTGACGCCTGCCCTGGAAGCCGTTGCCAAGGTTGTGCAGAATCTCGCCAAGTGGTTCGGAAGTCTCTCCGGACCGACACAGGCGGCCATCCTTGTGATTGCCGGCCTTGTTGCGGCGATCTCACCGATTGCAGGTATCATCTCAGCGATCGCGGGAGCGGCTGCAGCGCTGAACATCGCCATGGCACCGATCACGGGTATCATTATCGCCATCATTGCGGTAGTGGCTGCCCTTGTGGCTGCCGGTGTTGCTCTGTATCAGAACTGGGATACAATCTGCGCATGGGCTACCAATCTGAAGGACCAGGTTGTCGAGGCGTTCAACAATTTGAGAGACAACGCCATCACCGCGTTCAACAATCTGAAGGATAAGGCTTCGGAAATCTTCGAGAACATCAAGAGTTCTATCACCGAAAAGATCGAGGGTGCCAAAAAAATCGTTTCCGATGCAGTGGAGAAAATCAAAGGCGTGTTTAACTTCTCGTGGTCACTGCCTCCGATCAAGCTCCCGCACTTCCATGTTTCGGGTGGTAAAGCACCGTGGGGTTTCATGGGACAGGGATCACTGCCGTCCATCTCGATCGAGTGGTACAAGCGAGCCTATAAGAATGCCGTCATGTTCAACACTCCGACCGTGCTGGCGACTAACAGCGGTCTGATGGGCTTCGGAGACGGTGCAGGAGCGGAGACAGTAGTAGGCAACGCACTGCTCGCCCAGCTGATCCGGGAGAACAGCGGAGCGGGCACGCTTGAGCATATCAGCGCACTGCTGGAAGTCATTGCCCGGAACGGCACCACCGTAACGCTTCAGGGTGACGCTCGGCAGATGTTCAAGCAGGTGCGGAGACAGAATGCGAGCTTTACGAAGTCGACCGGGAAGTCCGGCTTTGATTATTGAGGAGGTAGACCATGGCAGATTATAAAATCTTTCAGATCGGATCTGTGGACTACACTCCGCTGATCAAGTCACCGGACTACAGCGTGAACAGCGAAGATATTACAGAGACATGGGTAGATGGTAACTATATTAATCATACAAGTGTCATCAGAACACGGATCAGCGGACAGGTGCACATGGTACTGCGAAAAGCGCAGTACCTTCAGCTGCTCGCCGATCTCGAAACGGCGAAGATCCAGCCGGGCATCTATTCGCTCGG